TTAATCGGCTTGTTTTTTATTTTTTCTTCTTGAGCGGGTGAGAGCGATTTCACTCTCAATCTGGTCTGCAACGCGTCTGGAGTTTTTAATCCCCAGGCGCACTCTGTCTGCGCCTTTGGTGTAAAGTTCTGCCTGTTTAACATTTGACCAGCCATATTGTGCCATTAGCTCATGTGTGGCTGCACCGGCTTCTGCAGATAGAGTTGCAGAAAGTTTGCGCAACCCGTGTGCGCTTTTCTTGATACCGGCATCATTACATCTGTCTCTGAACCAGTTTCCAAAACTGGCAACTTCAAATGCATTACCAGCTTCACTGATGAGGAATGTGTTGATGCCGGTTTCAGTAACGGAAATCACATCCAGCAACGCCTTAGGAAACTCTACGGTAATCTGGGAACCGGTTTTTTGAGTTTTAATGCTGAAAATATTGCCGCGCATGTGCTGGCGGCCAGCGCGCACAACGTCAGATCGACGCAATCCGGTATGCAGTAACAATTCTACCGCAAGACGAGCTTTGGTCCCTACTGGCCATCGATCATAGAACTGTAGCAGATCTTCCATTGTCCAGGGCGCGAAACCAACGGTTTTGTATTTTAACGGCAATACGCCTGCAGTTGGATCAATGGTCACATAATCATTTTGGAGTGCCCAGCTGAAGAGACCTCGCATTGCTTTCAGGAAGTGATTAGCTTGGGCAGGCGTGTCAGCTCGTGCTTCAAGAGCCATAACCATCGAGCGGCGGTCAATTGCTGTGTAGCGGGTATTATTGGAGCGTTTGATTGCCTCAATAAAAATGTTCTCTCGTTGGCGCTGTGTTGCAATCGAAAATGCTCTCCATGTGGAACTTTCACGATACCGGTCAATAAGCCATCGCAAGCTATAGGGCTGGGCAGGAATACCACGCGGGGCTTCTTCGATTTTATAGCCCATTACAGCCTGCTTGTAGCCTTCTTTGAATTCCCGTGAGTTCACATCATCGGGCAGACGCACGCGTAAACCTTTCCCGATCCTGTAGAAATATTTCACTTTGCCGTGGCGGCTCACTTCACGCACAACATGAGGTGGGAGTTTGCGTCTCAGTTTGGTCATTACAGCCGCACTATGTTTTTATGTTCAATCAAATGAGGATAGGTATCTGTGAGTGGTGCAGGTTGCACTGATAAAGAGCCATCAGCTTCTAGGCGCACGCTCACGCCCTGTTCTTTGGCAATGATCGCTGCACTGCGGATTTGCGCGCGGGTGTAGCGCACTTTCTCTCTTTCGACTTTATGATCCATGCTTACTCACCTCCTTGCGCCAAGGCTGCACGGCCTGCGGTGGTAATAATAACTTCGCTGTGAAAACCAAGGCGGATTAATCCTCGTTTTTCTAATGTCCGAGCAGTATGGTTTTCTCTCAATCCATCAGCGAATGTTTCCCCACCGCAATATTCAGCTTGTTTCAGCAGTTCACGCTGTCTTTTTGTCAGCTTCATTTGCCTGCCTCCAATGTGCTGCATGGCCTGTGAATAGCTGGGAGAGAGCTGTTTTTGCGGCCTTATAAACGGACAAAATCAAATATTTGTAGCAAGATTGGCGGTGATGAATCGCGCTGGAACGCGATCCATCACCTCTCATTCCTTCATGGAAACAGCACAAAGGAACGGTCTGAATGAATAGAAATCTTGAATATGAAATCAGAAGTTTGGGAACGCGCCAGCCGCGACCAACCTCCTCAGGTGGAGTTGGTGCTGGTGTAGGTCCGCGCCAGCCAGCGACACGGCCTAGCGCGCCGAAGCCCGGAAAGTAGGAACTATGGAAGACAGACTTGAGAATATCCGTTTCAACGTTCTCAGAAATGCGCTGTATCACACGGCCAGACGTTTGCGTTTTGAGCGCTTGAATAGATTTATGAATTTCGCAGTAGTCTTGCTGGGTGCGGCTGCTTTCAGTGAGATATTCTCCGGTCTGTCTATTCCGCAATCCTGGATCGGTGCGGCCGTTGCTATAATAGCTGCGGCTCAGCTGGCCTTCGATCTCGGAGGTATGGCTAGGACACATCAACAATTGCAACGTGATTATTACAACCTGCTGGCGGATATTGAAGTTACGCTCAATCCAGATGAGCAGCAATGTGCTCATTGGTATAGTAATATGGTTCGCATTACGGGAGATGAGCCTCCGACGATGCGTGCGATTGATGCTAAGGCTTACAATGATGCGCATGCCGCGATGGAATTGCCCGCAGATGATCGTTTGGTCATTCCCTTTTGGCATTTGGTGTTTAAAAATTGGAACTCCTTTGAAGGGCATACGTACCAAAAGGTGAGTGAAATCAATCGTTGAGCGTGGTGCTACATGATTAACCTTGGCGACATTCAGCAGTGCTTGCAGATCTACAGTCTGCAGCGTAATGCGCTTCGTATAGCAGACACTGGATAGCAGGAGCTTGTAGCTGTGTATGAGCTTTGCCTGTTCCTTTGTCATGGCTGCACTAACTCAAACAGGTCGCTGGGCTGGCAATTTAATATTTGGCACAGTGTAGCCATCTGCTTGTAAGAAATGGATTTGGATTTGCCGTTTATGAGCAAGGAGACATTTGGCTCGGTGATATTGAGCAGTGGTGCCAATTGGCGGCCGCGGATGCCTGCTTCAGCCATACGTGTTTTAATATTGACCTTAATTTGCATACAAGTTCTCCTTCTGCCGGAAGGTGCGGCAGTTGTGGCAGTGTCTGGTTGTTGGGGTGATTAGGTTGGCTGGTTGGTCAGTTCAGTTGTAACGTCTTCAAAGTTCACAATTGCACCAGTGGTCGCGCTTTGCCCGTCAAGCCTGACGATGTACTTTGCTGGACCGTGTTCAAATATTTTAACGATGACTCCGCAACGGTCATCCCAGCCGCGTTTTACGGCTACACGTGTGCCGACAGAATAGGGTGGCTGTATGTTATTCCGGATGACCCAATCTTTTTGCAGATCATCTATGGCGCTCCGTGCATCATCTCCGTAGTTGTCAAGAATTTGCGCGATTTCCAGTCTCGGTATCCAGCCGCAACGCTCTTCTAATTCTCTGGCAAGTTCATAGCCGTCCATGCTGATTGAAGCATTGTTCGATATATCGTTTGCACATGGTATTATGCTTTCCTCGCCGTTGATCAGGTCATCGTCGAAGAGTTTTTGCGCGATTTCACGCGCGATTTTCATGCGGAGGGTATCGGTGAGCTGGTGTGGCCGTGGTTCCAGTGTTGTTGCGATGCTCATCACATCACCGTTTTGACAGAGAGAGAACGTGCAAGATGGGCGGCTTTGAGCCCATAGCGTGTAATATCTTCGGATGAGTAGCCGCGCAGTCTAAGATTGTCTGGTGTTACCGGATCGCCTGCAGCATCCATATCCTGCATTGTCGCGGCCATGCCAGAGACGATGCACAATTCTTGAATTGATGGTGCCGGAGCAGGGCGGGTTTCATAAATGATCATGATTATAACCTCTGGTGATCATAGCTTTGATTTTGTAGCCGTTTTGAAATGGCAAACAAAATGCTAGATACAGAGATAGAGGTAAAATTACCGCTAGTCAATCGTATGCGGTAAAAAAACCTCTTTTAGTGTGTGGTGATGAGATGAAAAATATCACTCTGAATTTGCTGCTTTATGCAGCATAGTTCAGTTGCTTATAAATTATTACAATTGATGTTGAATGATTACATGTCGATAATTGATCGACGAACGCGACCTATAACGGTGATGGTGCCGTCTAGCTTTGGTGCAGGAATATCTTTGTAAGATGCCGGTTGGAATGGTGGATCATCATTGGGGCGATAACGCTTATATGTAGCTTGCCCTGTTTCGTCAGTGATAACGTAGCATCCGTTTGTAACCAGTCTTTTGTCGGCGCGATTTACAAGAATGATTGAGTCAGGTGGAGATATCTTGTTCATAGATGGCCCATCAACACGCAGAGCAATCCAATCCCCCTCCGGAAGGTCGGCGGTTGCGACTGTTGGATAGCCGTTGAAATCCTCAACCCCGTCTTGGTGGCCTAATTCACCAGCGCTTACCCATGATATGAGCGGCACATAGTTTAATATCGATTGTTTAACTTCATGGATTGCTTCTTCTGGTTCAGTTCCATCAAGAAGCCATGCCGGTGTTGTTTGAAGGATGGGTGCTAGGGCAGCAATGGTGCCTGTGGATACGCCCTTGCGTCCGTTGTTGGCTTTTACTGCGCGCTGAATATTGCGAATTGCATCCCGGCTCAGCCCTGCCTTTAAAGAGGCGGCTGTGGCTGATAAATTTACTTTATCAAGGCGGATTTGAATTCGATCAATGACATCATTTAGCATAATGCGGTAATATGACCGCTTTTGATGGGTTTTGTTAGCGGTATTAATACCATTGACATAAGCGGTAAAATAACCGCTTATGTCCGTATGTTGAAAATCACTCATCTATTAGACCTTGCTGACAGATATCAGGCTGTTGAGTTTTGTGCTGACAAAACTCTCAGTAATCGACTGTTTAGTGATACCAAAAAACTCTCAGCCCTTAGAAATGGGGCTGATATTACTGTTTCCCGTTTCAATGACGCAGTTCTGTGGTTTTCCCATAACTGGCCGGATAAGGCGGCATGGCCTGATAATATCATGCGTCCTTGTACTGATGAGGTGGTGCAATGATCGCTTTGCCTCACAGAGCACGACTGCATTGCAGTTGTCACCGAAAATCACACAATAGTTTTTTCCCTTATCTCTGCCGGTACCTCCCACGGCAGATGCTGACCTGTCTTCGTGCTTTGGCTCCCGTGAGCGCGAAGACAGGTCTTTTTTATGAGGTTCTGTCATGGTGAAAATTCGACCAACTACTGAGCAAGACCGGCAGGCTCTCAAGGCAGCTGTACGTCGCTTGCTGCCGATGGCTGGCGGTGTTTCTGCTTTTGAAAAGGTGACGCGGGTCAATGCTTCGGCGCTTTCGCGTTATGGTGCGCCGGATGAGGCGATCAACCATATGCCGATTGATGTGGCTATGGATTTAATGCTCGACACGCGCTCGAACGGCATTGTTTCCATTATGGCCGCACAGCTTGGCTATAAACTGGTGTCGCTTGGCAATCAGAATTTCGGCAACACCTTGCCGGATATCGGGGATATGTCCCGCCTGAGTAAGTCTGTATCTGATGTGATGCATGAATACGCGCAGGCGATTGCAGACGGTTCAATCACACCCCGTGAAAAGCAGCAAATTGACATTGAAATTGAGGAAGCCGTGCAAATGCTTCGAGCATTTCAACGGAAGGTTGATGGCGCGCTTTCAAAAGGCGGTGACGCATGATGTGTCACTTTCGCTTCCACGGCTCCGAACCGTTTGTTTCCCACTCTCGGTATGGTGCGGCCAAATCTAAAGCCGTGCTGAAAAAAATTCCTAATAATGCTGACCGGCTGGCGCGGCTGACCATAGAAGGCCGTTTGCAGCGGCTTTGTCTCGTGCCTGTTCGTTCCGATAAAAAGCGGAGGCAAGATCATGACTGAAACATTTTATTATTTTTATGGGGTTGCACTGCTTTTTCTCGCCTTAGCTTTTATAGCGACGTCCATTTCGGTGCGTTGGCTCTGGTTGTCCATGGACAGGAGGCTCACAAAGATTGAATCCGAATTTTCGTTTTTGTTGATCCATGTGCGTAACTTAGAAAAGCGTGTGCGCACTGGTGGTTCCAAATGATACCAGAAGCAGAATCTAAACTTGGAGTTGGAGCGTATCTCTCCCATGAGTTCAAAACTCTCTGCGGCGCACTTGAAGTCAGTGGTGGAATAAATTCTTTTAATTCCGCTATCAATCAGATCTCCATAAGCAAATTGAACCATCATTGGGTTGTTGCGACTGCGCATATGTACGGTTTCAATGAAGATGCCCAGATCTCTGGTATTGACTGTTACTGTCACCCAAATCCAATTATCGATTTCTCCACCTATTATTGCATGGATAACAGGCAGATTTTTGCTCATTTCTGCATTGTGGTGAAGTCGCAATTGAGTGCGCGTGAGGTGAACATTCCAGAGTGCGGCACATGCTGCAATTACCGAGCCAATGACGGTCAGAAGGTTCAGAAAGTTAGTCGCGATCCATTCATGCATCTTTTAATTCTGCTCGTTCCTTCGTTTTTGTTCAGTGATCTTTTAGTCCGACATTACGTTTTGTCATGTTTTTGTACATCCGAATCTTTTGCGGAGGCAAGATCATGACTGACGATGTTGGAGGAGACAGCTCGCAGACCATCGCAGTGGGGCAACTTCGTGCTTTTATTGAACGAATTGAGCGTCTTGAGGAAGAAAAGAAAACTGTCGGTGATGATATCAAAGAGGTTTTTGCCGAACTGAAAGGCTCCGGCTTCGACACGAAGGCTGTACGCACGATCATCCGGTTACGCAAAAAAGAGGATCATGAGCGGCAGGAAGAGGAGGCCATGGTGCAGCTCTATGCTGATGCGCTTGGCATGCCTTTGTTTCGGGGGCTGATATGAATTTCAATCCTGCAGTTATTGCGATGCGCAATGCGACAGCCGTCAAATTCGAGCGGTTTATTGCTTCCGTTGTAAATGACGCGGCCCTGATTGCACAAATGCCAGGCGATAAGGGGTATAGGCCTCGTCTTGATAAGATTGCGCACCGGTTCTGCCGTGTGTTCAATGTCAGCTTAACGGAAATCCGTTCTCAACGCCGTGATAGTGAAGTCTCTATGGCACGGCAGGCCATCTATTATTGGGCTTGGCGCCTGACCGAGCTTTCATCCTCCCAGATCGGCCGTCGCATGGGTAATCGTGATCACACCACCGTCTTGTATGGGATTAGAACCTACCGGCGCAAACGGGCTGCTATGGGGCGGAATTTGCGCGAACTGCGGAGGGCTGCACAATGAGCATTGCAGTCATGTCGCGTCTTTTCAAGGCACAGATTGGTTCTCCAAGCCGCAAGATACTTGCGATCCGGCTAGGTGACTTCGCTGATGATGAGGGGCGCGGAATTTGGCCGACTGTTGGACGGTTGGCAAACGAAACTGAGTTGTCAGAGCGTACCGTGCAGCGCCTTCTGAAAGAGTTTGTTGATGAAGGTCTGTTGATCGTGGTCGCTGAGGGCGGCGGTCGCCCCGGACAGGCTACACGATACGATTTCGATATGATGAAATTGGAAGCTCTTGTGAGGGGTAAAACTGTGTCTGACGGGTGTCACCATGTCACGGGTGACACCACGACACCCGTGACACTGGATGCAGAGACGGGTGACACTGACGACATAGACGGGTGTCACCATGTCACCCAAACCGTAATAGAACCATTAAATAAACCATTACTTGAGAGAGGGCGCGCAAGCGAACTTGAAAACAGGGAAATCAGGAGGGCAAACGAACGGGCTTTCAAAAAAGCTTACCAGCAATGGCCGACATTCGTGACGGATAGTGAACCGAAGGCGTTTAAGGCATGGATGCGTCTGAGTGACGATGATCGTCAACAGGCTTCTCAGGAACTTGGTCGCTATCTTGAGGCCTCCAAGGTTTCCGGTCGGAGCAAATTTTGTACATTTGCGGTCTATCTTAGCGAAAAGCGTTGGGAAAAGTTACCGGCGAAGGCTGAGGTCGTTGCCAATACGCTGGATCGGGCCGCACCATTTGGCAAAATGTGGGCTGCACGGGTTTATGAGCAACTGATTGCAGGTTCGACACATATCGGCAGGCTGACTGCACTTGAGCAGCGAATGGTTGATGACGGCACTTTCACGGCTGAGAGACTGCTTTCCGAAAAGCAGGTTAAGTTTGGTTTTCCAGTTGTGAATGAACTGTTTGAAAACGCTTCTGTTCGTCGCGGTGCGCTTGTTCCGGCCTATTTGCAGCCGGTGGCTGAGCGCATGGTTGCGGTGAAGGTTGGTGGCGATCTGTGGCAGGCGTGGTTTGATGCTCATGCTGCGCGTGGCTGGCCTTGGCTGCCTAATACCGGAACTATGGAATATGTCTATCTGCCGGAGGGCGGACCCGATGCATTGAATGAATTGCAGGCTCTGTTGCGAGGAATTGAAAAATGATGATGCCAAATAACAGACCATTTGAGGAAGCGCGTATCTTGGAAACAGCACGACAGCTTGATGAACGGGATCCAGATCGCATCAAAATACGGATGCAAGAGAAATTTTTGGCTATTGCAGCCGGTAATGAGCAGTCTGAAAAACAGTGGTTTGTTCTCAAAACTGCGAACAAACAAGAGAAAGCTGTTAGTAAATCGGTGAGTAACTTTGGAATTGAGACATGGTTGCCCATGAAAAAAGCCTTGCAGCCACGTCGATATACCCGTCCTGCAAAGGAGATTGAGGTGCCAGTATTTGGCGGATATCTCTTTGTTAAAGCTGTTCCGTGTGCTGAAAGTTGGGTAGGCCTGTCGCGTATTGATGGTGCTATTTCTGTTGTGTTTGGCCAATGTGGCGCTTTGGTTGTTAGCGATAAATATATGAATGATCTCAAATGTTTGAATGACGTTGGTTCATTTAATGATTTAAAGAATTTCCCACGTTACAAAAACGGTGAACGCGTATCGTTTCCTGTTGGCTCTGCAGGTGTTTTTGAGGGCGTCATAGAAGGCTATGTCGGGGCAAGAGCAGCCCGTGTTCTTGCCTTCATATTTGGTCAAGAGCGGACAATAGAAGTGCCTCTTGCCAATTTGATCAAATCGGCATAGCCATAGTCGCAGAGACGACTGTGGACTGTGGAGCGTAGTGCTTCCGATACCCTGTAGCAGCCTATATGGCAGAGCTCGGCACAGACCTCGGAGAAGCGACCGGAAGACCGGCAACCGCTTCTCCCCAAGTGCGAAGCTATGTGGAAATTTCGAGCCCTAACAAATCAATACACCCGCATCATAGCTGAGTTGTGGATTATATTCGTATGATGCACAAATGTTGGTGTTTCTGAAATCCATATCGGTAAAACTGCATCGCGGATTAAAAAGCTAGATTGCAGTTTTTTTAATAAGATATGATCCCGGAAGGTGGGGCGGTTGTTATCGAAGTTTGTGTTGAAACGAACGGCAATAGTCGCAGTATTTGCAGCGGCTATTTCAATATCATTTTCAACTGGTGTTCGAATAATCACGGGAACAGAGTCCGATTTAATAACGGTCTTTGTTAGATTGACGCTACCATTTCTGATCGCGATACCGATTGGTATTTTTTGGTTTTCTCGTCTGGAAAAACTGGAACTCTCTTATCGCAGCGCCATCCGCAGAGCCAATGAGCTTACGCGCATCGCGAGTGTGGACCCTTTAACCGGTATCCTTAACCGCCGTAGTTTTATCGAGCAGTTTAATGCAGCAAGTGCAGCGGGTGTTCGAGGCTGGTTTATGTTAGCTGATATTGATTATCTGAAAGTGATAAATGACAAATATGGTCACCTTGTCGGTGATGATGCTGTTGTTTCTGTCGCTCAGGCAATGGTCAACGTATTGCCGTCAGATAGTTTGATTGCGCGTATTGGTGGGGATGAGTTTTGTGCTTTCATACCAAAAGCATCATGTGCTGATGTTGATGGAGCAATTGAGCAGATGAATGCGAAAGCGCATGATGAGTTTCAGCATCGACAGACTGGTATTACGCATGTTTTATCGCTTTCTGTTGGATATATGCCATTAAAATCTAATCAGAAATTCAAAGATATTATGTCTCTTGCTGATGAGCGAATGTATCGCAAGAAAAGAGCAAGATAGCGGCTCTATGGCAGGCACAAACCAGATAATGAAGGTGCTTAGTGATGGGTGCTGCTGGCTGAGGGGAAAGGGCGTGACTCTTCCTAAAAGTTAAAGGAAAGCTGATTAGGATGTGAGCGAAAATGCGCACATACATATTCTAACTTTCCATATCGCTTACGAACATAAGCCCGAACGGCGACTAACTTGCGTTTCAACTTTGTTTCCATTGTATTCACACTCCGGTGCAGACGGGGTCGAGCCCGTCACTCAAGCCACGTTCTAGTCGTGACCTTGCTGCACGTAAGTACAATAGAAATTGCCGACCGGATTATTTTCCCCGCCAGCAGCATCTTTCACTAATCATGCGAATATTATTCCGTCAAATGCGTATGAATTAATGTAGTGCGCGGTAAAATGCGTGCGGACCATGAGTGTTGAGATTCATGCACATTTCAACATGCGCGAATATTTGGCGGTCAGGACTGAGTATTGCTGATCTCTCTTTCACTGGAATAATTGACCATGCTGAATGTCACCTCATCATTGAGTGGACCATTGTTATCTGATGGTCCATCCGTGTTCATGAGTTTTGACACGAAGGGGTGGGAGCAGGAGCTTGACCGGTTCGAGCAGGAAGTAGTTCCAAAGGCAACGATCAATGCATTGAACAGAACCGCGGCAGTTGGCCGATTGGCTGTGCAGGATGAGATGGAGGCTAAGCTTGATCGAGTGACACCTTTTGCAAAACGGGGTGTTGCCTATGAGCAGGCAAGTAGTTCTAGTCTTTCAGCAGCTGTTATCATTGCAGGAAAGTCATGGGCTAAGAATTCAACGCCGCCTGCTAATTTTCTGACGCCGCAATTTTTCGGTGGTCAGCGCAATCTCAAATCCTTTGAGCGCCAGCTGATCTCCGCAGGGCATATGGACAAGGGGCTTTATGCCGTTCCTTCAAAGGATTGTCCTCTTGATCAGTATGGCAATGTTCGCGTGGCATTGATTGTACGCATTCTGGCTGATTTGCAAATTGCTGAACGTACTGCTGGTTATAATCGTAAGCGAACGGCAGCTTCCACCAAGCGCAATGCGCGATACAAGAATGCCCGGTTCTTTGTGCCAGAGCGCGGATCACATTTGCATCCGGGGGTATGGCAGCGAAACCCCATGGATAACTCAATAAAACCCATGCTGCTCTTTGTTCGTATGCGCTCCTATGTTCAAACCGTTAACTTCCATGAGACAGTAAAGCGCGTGGCAGAAGAACGTTTCGCCCGATACTTCGCGGAAGAGGTCGGCAAGCGAAGCCACCGATAGTTGGTCAGTCGATATGGATCATTTCTAACATTTCGGGTCCTTCCTGACGCACCTTGCCTGCGGGTATTTCGCACCGCGGGTCTTGGTCAGTCTGAGCGTGAAATCAAAGCCTAAAGTCGAAGGCTAAAGAACTAAAGTCAGGCACTAAACTCAGAGGATTAAATATCCGGCTGTATTCTCAGGAAAAGTTATGACGGCCATCCAGTCAGATCAGACGATGAGCAAGGGCGAGTTTGCCAAGCTGATCAATGTCTCTGCCGGACGAATATCTCAATATATTGCGTCCGGCCAGATTGGACCGGATGCTTTGCAAGGCGAAGGACGAAGCGCCCGTATTGTAGTGGAACGCGCCAAGCGCCACTTGAGCGGGCGCCTTGATGTCTCACAGCGTGTAGGCATTAATGGTCTAGGCACGCGAATATCTGTTTCACCGGTACCACGCGCTGCAGTCGAACAAACGGATGCACCTTTACTGCAGAATGCAGAAAAGCGGCCACCGGAAGTGTTTCAGACACCAAGTGATCTGGTTGCTGACCAGATAGCCCGCGAAAAGCTTGAACAAGCCAAAATGCAGACAGCGCGTGCCAAACGCGAAGAAGCATTAGCATCTGGCCGGTTCATGTTGGCGGATGAAGCCAGATCAGAAATCACGCGATCAGTGGCGATGGCTTACCGTGTGATGGAGGGCGGGCTGGCTGATATGGCAACGCATCTGGCCGGCCAGTTTGAACTACCACAACGCGACATCCTACATCACCTGCAGCAAGCTTTCCGCAAAGTACGTGAGCGAGCAGCACAGGGTTTCATAGAGCAACAGGCTTCAGAGCCGGAAAACGTGATTGATCCTGATTTATTTGAAAGTGAGGATCAACACCCAGACTGAATGGTTGGTACATGACACTGCTTTGCAATCCGGCATGGCTGACATATTCCATTCTGGCACAGGAGACGATGCCACCGCCACCGGTTGATTATCTAGCTTGGGCAAAACAGAATATTGTCTTTTCTGATCGTATCACACAGTTTCCTGGTCCCTATAATGAAACGCTGTTTCCGTTCTTCTCGGAGATATTGAAAGCTATTTCACCGGAAGACCCGTGCCGGATTGTGACTATTGCCAAATCGGCACAGGTCGGCGGCACGGTGCTGGCGAATATCTTCACGCTCGGCACTATGGATATGGATCCGTGCGATTTTCTGTATGTGCATCCGACAGAGGAAAATGCCTCTCGTTGGTCGAAACAGAAGCTGATGCCGCTGATCCGCGAAACTACGTCTTTGACGGCACTGTTTCCTGAGAAAAGCCGCGAGGGTGGTAATTCCATCCACTATAAGGAGCGTGCAGACGGGCGCGGGGCTATTCAGGCAGCGGGCGCCAATTCACCTTCCGGCTTGTCGATGATCTCACCGCGTAAGCAGGTGCAGGATGATCTGTCGAAATGGCAAAACAATGAGGCAGGTGATCCGGAAAGTCAGGCAGAGAGCCGGTCAAAAGCATTCATCGCGGCGAAGATCCTGAAAATCTCAACGCCGCTGATTGCGCCGGGCTGCCGTATCAGCTCCAACTTTGAGCAGGGCACGCAGGAGCGTTACCATGTGCCGTGTCCGCATTGTTTGGAGTTGCAACCGCTCGAATGGGAGCAGATGCGTGATCACATTGATCCGGAGCATCCTGAGAAAGCGTGTTTTTACTGCGTTAAATGTGGCGGTGAAATCAAGGAGCATCATCGCGCATGGATGGTAGCGAGAGAGAATGGTGCCAAATGGATTGCTAAATATCCGGAACGAGCACGCTATCATCGCTCATTTCATATCTGGGTTGCCTATTCGCCGTTGGAAAGTTGGGAGGCGCTGGCGCGTGCCTATCTCAATGTGCAGCGCGGCGGTCCCGATGATAAAGGTAAGAAGGCCGGTGCTGAGCAGGTATTCTTCAATGACTGGCTGGGACAACCCTTTGAGACTGACGGGGAATCTATTGGCTGGGAAGTGTTGCGCGATAGGGCAGCGCAAACTGGCCTGCCGCGTGGGATTATCCCACCAAAGGCACTGATCCTGACAATTGGCATAGACGTGCAGGGGGATCGTGTTGAATGGCTGTTGGTTGGTTATGGCAAGAACCGTTACCGCGTGGTGATAGATCGCGGGATATTTGACGATAATACCGGTCGTAATCTACCGGGTTTTACAGCGCATTCCGGCCATATCTCCGAGCCTGCAGTGCAACAGGCATTGTCGCAACTGGTTAAACGTGAATGGCTGGATTGTTGGGGTAATCGGCGCAAGGTCGATCTGACGGCGATTGATGGTAATGCCTATACCGAAGATGTTTGGGAGTGGGCGCGGTGTCATCCGATCACGGATGTGATTATGGTGCGTGGTGATAATCGCGAAGCCGCTCCAATGCTGGCGCAAGTTAAAAAAGAGAAAGACAAAAAAGGTAGGCAACTCAAATACTCACGGCGCTTTTTTAACTTCAATGCTTCGGTGATGAAAGCAGCTCTTTACCGTTCATACCGCAAGGAAGATCCGGAACAGACTGGCTATATCGATTTTGTGCATGGTTTGGGGGATGACTTCTTTGAACAGGCAACATCCGAGATACGTGTTCAGCGCCGTGGCCGTTCTGGCCATCCTTATTATGAATGGGATTTGCCAGCTGGAAAACGCAATGAGGCGCTGGATATGCTCAACCAGTCTTTGGCCGCGACCCTGCGCTTAGGGATCAATTACTGGACTGAGGATGAATGGGACGCATTGGCAGAACGTCTTTCACAAGAGCAGCCACCGGCACAGCTGGATCTTGAAGACCAGCTTTTACGCCAGCCTCAGGTGTCGGTAGCCAAACTTGCAGATGAACAGAAACAATCGCCCTTGGTAAAAGCGGCAATCGCCCGTGCGATGGCGCGTGCCAGTCGCCGCGGCTGATCGGAAACAACATGACAGACAGAAGCATTTTATTGGCGCGCCTCACAGAAGCAGAGGCAGCGCTGCATAAACTCATGGTTGGTAAAGCATCAGTGCAACTCAGCTATCAGGGAGAAAGTGTGACTTTCACCACAGCAGATGAAGGGCGGTTGCGGCTTTATATTGGTGAGCTACGGACTCAGCTGGGGATTGCCAGTGCAGCACGTACCCGCTCGCGCCGTGTGGTGTTTCTATGAGCGAACCGGTTATTCTGGACGCTCACGGCGCTCCAATGCCACCGGAGGTGCGTGTTGCAGCCCGCAGACGTTATGCGATGAATGCGGCAGCTTATAGCGCTGCCGGTTCGGATCATTCGTCTATGGCTGGTTGGCGACCTGGTACATATTCCGGACAAGCTGCACTCACATTGTCGCGCGATGTTGTTATTGATCGTGTCAATGATGCGGTGCGCAATAACGGTTGGGCATCGGCTGGTGTGTCCCGTCTCGTGGATACAGTGATTGGTTCCGGATGGCGCTTATCCAGTCAACCAAATGCCAGAACTCTGAATTTGAGCGCTGATGAGGCCGATGAGATTGGCGACCAGATCGAGGGGCTATGGTCGGATGTGGCGACCGATCCCGGTAACTGGTTTGATGCAGAACGTACCAAGTCTGTTGCTGGCCTGTTGGGTCTGGCAGCACGACACCGATTTTCTGACGGCGAAGCCTTTGCGGTTTTGCCATATCGGATGGGAGCCAATGGTTATGGTACCTGTGTGCATGTGATTGATCCGGCGCGGATCTCCAATCCGAAAGGGGCGATGGATAGCGAGTTTCTGCGTGATGGTGTTGAGCTTGATGCCTATGGCGCGCCACTGGCTTATCATGTGCGACGCACACATCCCGGCGATATCACCAGACCGATGCATGATATGTTTATCTGGGATCGGGTAGAACGGGAGACTGAATGGGGCAGGCCGACAGCTGTTCATGCTTTTGAGGCCAGTCGTGCCGGTATGACACGCGGTGTCAGCCCTTGGGCATCCGTGTTGCAGCAGCTCAAGCAAGTCTCTGATTACAATGATTATGAGCCGCAGGCAGCATCACTCAATGCGGTAATGGCGGCTTTCATCAAAACGCCGCTGGATATGGATCAGCTGGCTGATAGTTTCAGTGCCGGTGATAGTGGCAAGTCGATTAACGCATTTTTTGATGCGCAGGCTTCAGCTCAGGCGGCAGCGTATAAAGCTGATCCGATCCGCCTCAAGGGTGCGCAGCTCAACTTCCTCAATCCGGGTGAGGATGTGGTTTTTACCAAATCCGAACATCCGAACGCTGCGTTTGAGGTTTTCGTCAATGCAGCATTGCGCAATATTGCATCATCCATTGGCCTGACCTATGAGCAGCTGACCATGGACTGGTCAAAGGTCAATTATTCCAGTGCGCGTGCGGCACTTCTGGAAATCTGGCGCGGGCTGACTGCACGCAAAACCAGCTTTGCGCATAGCTTTATGCAGCCGATTTATATGGCATGGCTGGAAGAAGTGTTCGATCAGGGGCGTATCAAACTACCAGCACATGCCGTTTCCTTTGAGGCCAATCCGATTGGTTGGGCAAGAGCGGCTTGGATCGGCTCGGGGCGTGGCTGGGTTGATCCCGAGAAAGAAGCGCGTGCTGCCGCTATTCGTTTGGCTACTGGCCTTTCAACGCAGGAATCCGAGTCCGCCGAACAGGGGCGCGATTGGAAGGAAGACATGCTGCAACGTGCCCGTGAACAACGGTTTGCAGCCAAGCATGGTGTTACCTCCGGTGAAGTGGCCAGTTCCGGCGTGGTGTCACGCTTTGGAAGTGAGACACCGAAAGATGACCCGGAAGAAACCAATTAGGATCAGAGTAAATGACATTTGCAATGCCGGAAATTGCGGCGCGTTTGTTCGATACGCCGCTGATGCTGCATGAGGCCAAAGCCAATATTATCGCTCGCGCTTTCGGACCGCGTGTGCTGGGGCAGAATGTTGCGATGGCAGACACACCGGAAATGGGTGTGCTGTCAGAGAATATGCGGGAACTGCGTGACGGTTGGACGGGCGAGAAAATCTATAGTGGCCCCAAAATGGTTGGCAATGTTGCAGTCATTGAGGTGGAAGGGTCCCTCGTCAATAAGGGTTCATGGGTGGGGAAAACCTCCGGCATGACCTCATATGAGGGGTTGAATATCCAGATCGCTGATTGTCTTGCCCGTGATGATATCAGGGCTGTTGTCTTTGAGTTTGACAGTTTCGGTGGTGAAGTGGACGGATGTTTCGCCTGTGCCGAGGAGCTTTATGCACTTTCACAGGAAAAACCGACGATTGCCATTCTCACCGATCATGCGTGTTCTGCCGCATATCTCCTTGCAGCAGCCTGTCGCCAGATCGTGATCCCTACCACCGGTTATACCGGCTCGATTGGTGTCATCACCATGCATGTCGATGCATCCGGCTGGGCAAAAAATCAGGGGCTTGCAGTTACCATTCTACGTGCCGGTGAAAAAAAAGCCCGCCCTGGCATGTTCGAGACGATGAGCGAGGAAGAATATTCCGAAGCCGTCAATGATCTTGAAGCCATGCGCACCTTATTTGCTGAGACGGTTGCGCGCTACCGTGGTTCACGTCTCTCGGTAGAGGCCGCACTTGCCACGCAAGCGGATACGTTTCGTGGGCAGGCGGCAGTTGATCTTGGTCTTGCCGATGCGGTGGGGCGCCCAAAACAAGTCTTCGAGGCATTTCTTGCCGCGATGAGTGCCTGATCTCTCCCCTTTAAAAGCTCTCAACATTATCAAAAAGGAACACGCTGATGTCGCTTGCAAGCGCTATCCGCGCGGCTGTTGGTGGCCGCAATACACGCAAACGCCTCGAAGAGGATAAGCCGGAAGAACTGGAAGACGATCTGCAGCCGGATGAGGCTGAGGATGATCCGGAAAATCCCGACGCTGAAACCGATCCAGATCCGGATGCAGAGGAAGAGGAGCCAGTTGCCGATGATGAAGAAAAGCCCGGCGATTATGCCCGTGGCCGCAAGGCTGAGCGTAGTCGCATGTCGGCAATCTTAGGCTCGGCTAAAGCGGAACAGAACCCGTCA